AGACATATAATAATAGGGTACGCAGATTGACATTACCATTTGTTTTATTGGTAATTTTTACCATATATAACCTCTTGAAGTTTTCTAGAATTCATCTGTGGTTAAATGTTTTATTCTGTGTTAGTGTTGTGGCTATATGCATGAAGACTTATAGGAAAAACTTTAGAACACCCCCCACCCATATTGAAACCCAGAAAAAAAACTTTATTAAATAACTTGCAATAAATAATATATAGTCTATACTTGTTTACAAGTATTAATTAACTAAGGGAGAATAAAACAATGAGAAGTACAACAATAACAAACAATGGAGAAACAATTTATATTGACCATTGGTCATCAGCTATGAGAAGACTAATGAAAAGAAATAAGAAAGTTTTAGATTTTACAGACTTTCTAGCTTTCATTGGAACTTGTCAAACTGAGGAGGAGTGCGAGGCAGTCAAGAAAATATTTCTTTCTAACATGAGATATAGAAAAGCAGATATTAAAAGAGATAGAGAATATATGAAAATGACCAATCAAGAATATATTCTCGCACAATACAAGAAAGATAATAAGTAAAACTCTAGGAGGATATTCAAAAGGGTATCCTCTAGGAGCTTTATAAAAAATAAAGCCAAAACTAAGGGAGAGAAAATGAAACTAAATACATTAACTTGGAGACAAGTTCAAAAAAAATATGGTAATAAAGATATACAATTAAATATATCAAGAGAGCCATTTTATAACTGGAAAGATAGAAATATTCCAGAATTTACTATTCATAAAACAAGTAAATTAGTGAGAGAAAACTTTATGAGTGTTAGTGAATGGGAAGATTTTTATTTAAGACAACGATTAAATTTGTTTAAAGATTAACAGAGGAGGAATAATGGATAAACAATACAACTACCAAGAGCCAGAATATTTATGTTGGTGGGAAGATGTAATTGGTGTTTATACAGAAAAAGAATTGTATGAACAGTACAAAGATACAAACTTATTTGAGGAGGAAGAGCAAATTGGTTGGGGTGGCTACTCTACTTATGGTCATACTCCAGATTTTGAAACATTCCAAGAAGTTTTGGAATACCTTAGAGAAAATGAAGACTGTATTTTAAATACTAAATTTATATCACACAACATGAACATTGTAAGAGTTATATAAAGATATTAAATCTTTATGCACTAGAACACACCAAAGACTATTATGACAAATTGTTAAAAGAAACTGTATAACTCCCTTAGTTATACGATACGAAGGAAAGCCCTCTGTTGCCCCAGGGGGTTTTTCTTTTATATGACTTGACAACACATATTCACATAGTAATCTATGTACATGGTTATTTACAAGGAGGATAACATGAACAGAAAACAGAGGAGGAAAGCCCAAAGCAAAAAGCATGGTGGCTTTGTTTATGGAAAAATAGGCGAAAGGATGCAGACTAAATGGAAGTAAGCAGACAACAAAAAGCTTACCTTTATTGGAAAGCTAACAAAGAAAATATACGACAAAGAATAATTACAAACTTTAATCTTGACAAAGATTGGAAAGGTATTAAATAGAGGAGGAATAATGCAAGTATATATATTAATAGGGCTTGTTTTGTTTGCATGGTTTTTATCAGGTCTTATGGCTGATAACTACGCACTACGCAGACATTTCAAACAACAACAGAAACTAAGCAAGATTGATTTAGATAGATACAACTTTGTTGTAGGTATGTTAAATCAAAAACAACAGAGAGATTTGCACGAATACTATGTATTAACAGGTGCAATAAAGGAGGATAATGTCAAAAACATTTAGGAGTTATCCTAACTCGTACGAAGTCATTGAACATTTACAAGATGAACTACAAGCAGAGTTAGATAACTTGGAGAAAGAAAAGAAAGATAGTATTAGGTGGTGGAGTGATGATAGATATGCACGATACGATACTAAGAAATATATCTACAAGCAACAGATTAGACACTTAAAAAAACTATTTAAAGAGGTAGAGTTAGCAGAACTCAATGATGAATTAGCTTATGATGGTGCAATGGACTATCAAGAACCACCATTTTAGCCATGACATACATGACAATACCTGTTAAACTGACACTAGATATGTACATAAGGAGACTATGTATAAGGTACTAAGCACATCTATTTATGGTGGGAGTATGGAGTTTGACTTTGATACTCTACATGAGGCACAACTAAAGGTTAGAGAGTTGAAAGACAATGACCATAGAGACGCTTTCATAGTTAGATTAATTGCAGTAACTAGCTAAACAATTAAATAAAATTATACAAATTAGAGGAGGATAGATGATAGATGTTAATGATATTGAATTGACACTAGAAAATATACAACAACAGATAGACCACAACCAAAATAACTTAGACAATTTATTAGAACAACGACAACAAATTGTCTCACACGCATACAATAATGGTCTATCCATGATAAAAATTGCAGCAATACTTAAAGTTACAAGACAAAGAGTATTTGCAGTTATACAGGCAACAAGAACAGAGGAGGAATAAATGAATAAAGAAACTAAAAAGAAACTTCTTGCACCTTTTCCAGAGGAGGTAGTACAAGACCCACCAAAGGGAAAGTTTGGGAAGTTTGTTAATCATGCAGTATATGTAGAGAGACTAAGAGACTGTGATGTAAAGTATGAGTGGGAGTTTGAGCCAGTCATTATAGATAACAAGATTGTAGGTGCGATTGGTAAGTTAACTATTGATGGTTTAGTTTACCAGGGTGCAGGAGATGTTGAAGCACCAGCTTTACAAAGAGCAACACAAGGTGAGTGTCTTAAACTTGCAGAGAGTGATGCTTTTAAAAGAGCAAGTATGAGAGCAGGACTAGGCGTAGAGTTATGGAGTGGAACTGATGATTTTTATGATGATGATGGAGCACCTCCACCAAAACCAAAGCCAAATAAACCTAGCCCAACTGCAAAAGAAGTAGCAGTAACAACAAACGAAAGTGCTAACAAATTTGCAGAGGACATTGGAGCTAAGAAGCAACCTGTTGCAGAGCAATTGAATACGATACTAAAAGAAATGATACCTAACTCAAAAAAAATGGGAGAGGTAAAGACTAAGATATACAATGACATGGTAAAAGATACAGAGGTTAGCGATGATGTTAACAACTGGACAAACAAAGACATGGATAAATTCTTAAATAGAGTTGAAGTGTTTTTAGAGGATGAAAATATTGTTGATGTTGTGTTTGATACACAACCAGTACAAGATGAAACAAAAGGAGATGAAATGACAGACATACCAAGTGGAGCATGGGAACAAGAGCCACCTACAGACAAGCAACTTAAAACATTTAATGATAAAGTTGCACAAGCTACTGATGATGGACAGACAGAGCTTGTAAAGAAAGCTAAGGATTTCTTAGCTAGTGGTAATGCAACAAAGAAAAATATATTTGATTGGATTGACACAGATGGAGACTGGACACTAAAAGACCCATCGTAGTCATGGAGTTAGAAAGTGCAGGGGAAATCTTTAATGTTAAGAAACTTAAAGAAAAATTAAAAGAAAAATATCCTAACTACAATTTTGATATACCACCTGAGCCTGATAGAAAGTGTAAAGCATCTTATCTTTGTAACAATAAAGATAAAGTGATGTACACAGATAGCAAAGGTAATTTATTTTGTGGACAGAGATATAAACTACAAGATGACAACAACCCATATAAGTGGGAATGGAGGACATGTAATGCCTTACTCAAAGAAAAAGAGCAGGGAGCTAAAACAACTGAACTACCATTTTGATTTTGATTATGATGTATGGGTTAAGTTAAACAAGAGAGGAAATAAAAGGAGAAAGAATGATTGATGTAATGTTAAGCAAAGCAACAGAAGGTATGTTGATTGCAGAATTATTAAATAGGAGAAACGAAAAGGAAGTACCTTTGTTTATGGGTAAAAGTATTGTGTTGCCTAATGGACAACTGCAATTACTTGCAATACTTCCTAACATACAAGTACTTACAACAACTAATTTAGAAGAAGAGTAATGCTTTTTAACGAAATGGATTACAACGACAGGGTAGAGGATGGTGTTGGTAAAAAAGCAGAGGATATCTTTGAGCAACACCTTACAGACTTAGGGCTAGTAAAACAGAAAGACTGGTTAAAAGCAGCAACTAGCCCATGGGAACATAGTATTAATTTCTTTTGGTACTACACAGACATAATAACTATTCCTGATTACATCTTTAACAGGAGAGATAAGTTATTTTTGACAGAGGTTAAAGGTACAAAGAAAATAAAGTTCTCTGATATGGATAAACTACAAGAGATGTATGACAGAGCAAAAGATTATCCTGAAGTTAAAGTTGGTTTGACTTATGTCAACAGAAAAACTAAAGAGGTCAAGTGGTATTCATTTGAGGAAGTACTACAGATGTGGGATAGCATAGAGGAATACGAAACTTATCACGAGAAAGACTTCAAAGGTCAAGAGAAAAAGTTTAAGACATTACCTTTATAATATCTTTAAGTTATCCCAACCTTTTTTATTAACAGTAAAGGTAAGCACACCAGGGTGCGACCACATACCACTTCTAGCAGTAAAGTCTAAGGATTTATCTAAGCTAGGTGATTGAAACCAAGTCCTATCTCCCTGCTGCTTTGCACGAAAGTGATGGTAATGACCTGTAATAAGAATTTGTGCATCTTTTGCAGGTAAGAAACCATACATTTGACCTTTCCACCAGTTTTCTATCTTAGTTTCAGGATTACCTCCACTATAACCTGTCATGTGACCATGGGTCCAAGCACATGGGATAGTTTTGATAGTCATAACTTGATGAAAGCCTTCAGGAACTACAACAGATACCTTTTTATATCTTTCAGGGTTAGCTTTCATTATCTCTTCACATATCTGCAAGTGCATAGTATCTGTGTTATCTAATCTGTTAGTAACGACTTGACCTTTTTGTGAACGAGAAGCCTCACCATGATTTCCTGGAGCTCCAGCTAATACAAGTTTATCTGCATGTGGTAAGAATGTCTCTACTGTTTTCATCATCATAGACCTAGCCAACGCATACTGTTCTATCATTGTTAACTCAATATTAAATGGCTGACTATCGTAGAAACCATAACAGTTTTCTGTAAGGTCACCTAGTCCAATCATATATATCTCATCTATCTGGACACCTGCCTTACGCAGTTCCTTAATTCTATTTACTGCATCTTGTAGAGCTATATCGTAGCGTTTAAGTGTGTTCTCAACGCCATAATCTTTCTTACCTAGCTGCCAATCAGCCATAAAAAACAAAAAAGCAGTATCACCTCCATGTGTTTTAAGTTTTAATGGTGGTTTTTTACCTGCTTGTTTGAATAATGCTTGAAAATACTTGTCTTGTCCAGGTCTTTTCTTCTTTACAAGCCCTTTAAAAGCAAAGAATGTCTCAGTTCTCCCACCTTTTAGTTGAACTTGCCATGAAGATGACCTAACTGTACCTTCAATCTCGTATAATTTAGGATTGTAGCCCCATTGTTTGAGTATTTCATCAAACTTATTGTTGTAGTTTGGGTCTGTTCCAACATGTGTGATTTCACCTTGCCCAGTTTGGTCATTAATATCTACGCCAGGCTTCCAACCTGACTTATAGAAGTTATTACCCCACTCTTCAGGTGTGTTATTCTTGGACATCTGTCCTCCTTTGCCCTGTCATTGACAGTTTACTACAAAGATAAGACAGTTTCTACTACTTAGTTATTTGTTTTTTTGCGTATGTCTTGATGACTGCAAGTGCAGCACCACCACCAGCTAATGCAGCTAACTGAATTGTTTCAGCTTCTACACCAACTAATGGAGCAACTGTTAATGCACCAATGAACGCTTCAATGAAGGTCCAGGCAGTTCTTTCAAGCATATCTTTGAGGTCTACACTCATTCTATACTCCCATGATTCTGACCAAGGTGTCCACCATAAGTCCTTCTTGAACTTACCATCTTTGTCTCTTGCTCTTTTAAATCTTTCAAACATTATGTTATCAATCTACCTTTCAACATAGCATTACCTATCAAAACATTACCATTTATTTCCTGTAATTTATCGTAAACTGTGGTAGCTAAAACAGTATGGTCTTTTGCTTGATTATCTACATCTTTATTTAATAAATTGTTTATTGTTGTGTATTCTATAGTCACATCTTTGCCTTGCAGCAACTGTCCTGCTACTTTTGCATACATTTTTTTGTAAGCTACAGAACTACTGCCTATAAAACCATCTTTAGATACCTCTAAATCTTGTTGTGTCTCTCCTACAATTAAACAACCTGATGTATGTTCATCAGTATTGCCTGTGTGTATAAGTATATAAGTAAAGTTAGGCACATCTTGTATATGTAACATGCCATAGTGTGAGTTCTTGTATCTCTCTGAATACTTAGCATGGAAACCACCTGTTTTTCTAAACTTAATATCATAAGTTCCCTCTGGTATGCAGGTCTCGTGCATAACTTTTACTGCTTGATACTGGTCCTCTAGTGTATAACACTCAAAAATACCATCTATAAATAGCAACCCATTCGTTGCATCTGTTCCAAATTGTGTTCTAATAACTTGTAGTTTCATATATTCCTCCAATTATTACAATGTAATTTACAACCACAACATAAGTAGTTGCATTTACACATTATTCACCACCACAGCAACCACTACCACAGCAGTCCATACTAATCTCCTTTTCTAAAACCAATGGTCAATAACCATACAGCTAAAGTTATTATAGTAGCTAATCCTGTAACTTGCTGTGCTGAACCAGTTAGTGTAAGCGTAGCAATAACTAAACCAACCAAAGTCCAACTAAGGTTTAATGTTTCTTTAATTGCTTCTACTAACCAAGTCCATAGCTTGTTAATCATAGACTTCTCCTAAATACAAAAGCTGCCATACTAGCTATTCTAGTCAAGATTACAGGAACTACGACCTCCTGTGCTTTTTCTTTTTGGTCTTGTGTCATATCATCTCCTATGTTACCTATTGTTACCCCTTCAAAATCTAAATCTACAAATGTTTCTATTGGATTTTCTAGGAATGATTCGTACTGTACTTCTGTAACAACATCAGCAAGAGTATAGTTCTCTACATCTGCGTTCTCTACAGCTCTCGCTACATACTCTTCTACTGCTTCAGCTACGACTTCATCTTCTTTGACAGCTTCAGCTATTATCTCAACATCTTCTGTTTCAACTTGTAATACTTCAGCAACAACTTCTACTTGTTCCTCTGTAAGTTCTTCTATTTCCTCAATAGCTTCTTCAACTACTGCCTGGACTATCTCTTGTACTTCTACTGATACTTGTTCTAGGTTCTGTACACCTATGTCATTGACTTCCTCAATAACTTCTATTACTTCTTCTGTTTCAAGTTCTTGTACAAACTCTTGTATTGCTTCTTCTTTAGCTTCTTCATACTCAACCAACTCCTCTTCTGTGTATTCTTCTAGTTCTTCTTCAGTTACTTCAGGAATATCTACAACAATAATTTCTTCAATAGCTTCTTCTATCTCTGCAACTTCTTCTTGCAGTTCTTCCTCTGTTAGTTCAATAACTTCTTCTGTTTTAAAGAATCCTCTGCTTGTATCTTCCTCTTCAATTTCCTGTACTGGCTCATCCAGAATCTCCTCTGCTTGAATTGTATCTTCTGTATTGGTGTCATCTCTAAGTATTTCTTTGTCCAGCTCATCTTCTATTTCCTCTTCTACTTCTTCTTCTATAATAATAATTATATCTTCAGGTATCTCTATTAACTCAATTTCTTCTATCTCTATCTCTTCTAATTCTTCTAAGTATTCTTCAACTTTAAGTATGGCTTCAAGAAACTCCTCTGCTTCCTCTTTAGTTTCAAACTCATATATCTCAAACTCTTCTTCGCGTTCAAGTAACTCAACTTCAAGTTCCATTTGTTTTTCAAGTTCAAGTACTTCTTCTTCAGTAAGCTCAATAAATTCTTCATCTTCATAATCATCATCCATCTCCAATACCATATCATCATCATCATAAAACTCTCCTTGGGTATCGTATTCTTCTTCGTATATCTCATCTTCATATTCTTCATCAACAATAATTATAATTTCTTCTTCTATAATTTCTTCAGGTATTTCGCAATCACCGCGTTCCAAAGCAATGTCAGTAATGTAACAACCATAAAGCTCTTCATTCTTTTTTCTTTCGTTATCTCTTTCTACAGTACCATCTTCTATTTCGTAGACTTCATATTCTGCTACAGAACCATCATCCATTACAACCTCAACAGGTGGAATTGTAGTTGGCGGTGGCGGTGGTGGAGGCGGTGGTGGAGGAACAGTTGTAGTAGTTGTAGTAGTTGTTGTATCAGGTACAGTTGTTGTTGTACTTGATGTAGTAGTAGATGATGTGGTAGTTGTAGTGGTAGATGTATCTACACAAGTAGAAGTAGGTGCAGACCAATCAGTTTGTGTTTCATTAAAAGGTACTTGGT